ATGTTTAGCAGTTTTACACTTAAATCATTTAAGGAATTGAGTGAGTTATTAAACAAGATACATATCAAGGTTAAGGAAGTCAAGGAGGGCAAGGAATAATGGCAGCGGCTAAAGCAGAAGCATTAAGTGCAGGAAATCAGCAGGCCAGTTTAATTGTAAATAATGGCCTTATTGATGGGCTTGTACGCCAATTAAAAGAGAAAGAGAACTTTGGCTTGGCATTTCCAAAAGACTACAACGTAGCAAATGCATTAACTGGAGCGTATCTGATATTAAAAGAGACTGTTGATAAAGATAAACGTCCGGTTCTTGAAAGCTGCTCACAGGCTAGTATTGTAAATTCACTTATGGAAATGGCCACATTGGCGCTCAATGTTAACAAAAAGCAGGGATATTTTATCGCCTACGGTGGAAAGTGCCAATTCCAGAAATCTTACTTCGGAAATATTACGTTGGCAAAACGTAACGGCTTAAAGAAGATCAGCGCAGAGATCATCTATGAGGGCGATACATTTAAGTATCACATTGTTAATGGTGAGAAAGTTATTGATGAGCATACGCAGGACTTCATGAACATTGACAATGACAAGATCAAAGGCGCTTATGCTGTTGCAAAAATGATGGATGGAAGCCAGATTGTGGAGATTATGAACATTAACCAGTTGAAGAAAGCATGGAATCAGCGAATGGGTGGATTGAAAGAGGACGCTGCCAGTACACACACAAAATTCAAAGATCAGATGTCAAAGAAAACTGTAATCAACCGTTTGTGCAAAATGATCGCAAATACGAGTACAGATGGTAATATTTCCGAGATATCCGACAGACTTGATCAGTTCGAGGATATTTCTCCAATTGAAATTGAGCAGGAAAATGTTGCATACGAAATTAAAAATGAAGCAAATTCAGAAACATTTGTTGAGCCTGCAACTGGAAATCGAGAGTTAAAAGCTGATGCAGACGGTCAGCAGGAACTTCCAGCGTTTATGCAGTAGGGAGATAGCCTATGGACGAAGAAATTAAATGGAGAATAGAAGGGATTTTCAAAGCCAACGCTGCAAAGTGTCTGGATGAAATCGGAAGAGATACAGAGATAACACCAGAACAAGTACTTGAGAAAGCAAGAGACGAACAGTCAGAGCTTCATAAGTGCTTCGAATGGAACGATAGCATAGCGGCAGAGAAATATCGCTTGCAGCAGGCAAGACAGCTTATTCAGTTCTTAGTGGTTGTACCAAAGCAGGACAGCAAACCACCTATTAGGCACTTTCAGATCACAAGTCAGAGAAATGTGTATATGCCGACAACGCATTTTGCAACACAACCTGACGAGTATCGGAAGTTGCTGCAGAGGGCTTACGCAGAGCTAAGAAGTTTTCAAAATCGGTATAAGTCACTTTCTGAGTTAGAGAGCGTATTTGAAGAAATCGACAAGATAGCCGTCTAAACAGTTTCAATGCTTAATTCGAGTGTTCTATGGATGGTGTAACGGTATGCACCATCTGAGAAAAGAATGGCTCATATGTCAAAAACATAACAGCGCAGGACAGAACATAACACGACACAACAGCACAAAATATTGCATCATTCACAGAACATTCGAGTTAAGCAAATTTTATGAGCTAGCACGAGGTGGTAAGTAAACCTCAATAAGATAAAAAACATTATATCAAACAACAAGACAAAACACTACAGCACAGAACAAAACATTATAGGACAGTACAAAGCAGATTATTTACTGCTTCATGCTAGCTCATAAATCAGAACATTAAACACCAGAATAGTACAGAAAAGAAAAAGGTAGAGCATAACACAAAAACAAAAGGTATCCATTCTGTATGTGGCATAAGTCACAAAGCATAGAATAGCACATAATAGCAGATCACAGCGCCTAACATAACAGCACAGGATAGTTCAAAATAACACAGAACACAACAGCACACATAACTATGCATAGTTTATGCCATGTACCGAGTGGATACCGACAAAACAAACTGGTAGCATTTGCAGGCAGCATGAGTTGCCTAGTACAGAACATTACAAAACAGCACAAAACAGGACAAAACAGTATAGCACAAAACATTCATGTTGTCTACAAGTGTTACCAGAACACTTGAAGCTTCCGTTTGAGACGCGGCATGAGCCGCAGAAAATAACATATGACAGTACAGCATATCACACAGCAGCACAAAATAGCACATAACATTGCATCACAACGTTCATGACGCGCCTCGAGCGAAAGCTTAGACCAAAACAAAAAAGGAGAACACAAATTATGGTAAAGAAGGAAGAGACACAGGTTATCGAATTAAAGCCGTTAAGCATCAAGCAGGCAAGAATTACTATTGCAGGTGATGGGGATTTGGTACTTAACAAGATGAATGATTGCAGCGCCAGAAAGCTGACCGATGAGAGAAAGAACAAGGCTAAGGACACAGCGGCTACAAATGTATGGGAAGAAGTGATCACATCTATGCACTGGTATGGTGGAAAGCCTACAGACTTCACAGAGGAAGGTTTGAGAGAAGCGCTGACCAACAATGCACCGTGCATTACGGCATTTGGCTTGAAAAAGTCATTTGGACAGGCTGTTGTGCAGAACAAGATTGACACTTACGCAACAAAATTTAACGCTGCTGTAAATGTCATAGCAAAGGGCAATCTGGTTCCGATCAAGTTTGCAGAGCATTTTATTGATGAAAAGCTTATGTCACCAAAGAAGGGCGCTCCGGTACTTGTACGACTGAATAGATTCAGCGGATGGAGCGCAACATTCACCATCCAGTATACAGAGAATGCGTATTCCTTGGAACAGATATTAAATATTATTCGCCTTGCAGGTTTTGGAAACGGAATTGGAAGTGGAAGAACTAGCGGTTACGGTCGTTACCACATTGAGAGCGTTGAGGGATGAATGTCATAGAACTTGAGAGAGGAGTTTTTTAGATGATTCTAACATGTTTAGCCAGCGGCAGTTCTGGTAATTGCTATGTTTTGAAGGATAACAAAGGTAAGATGCTTCTTCTTGATGCAGGAATCCCAATCATGAAGATCAAAAAGGGATGCGGTTGGAAAGTATCTGATATTGTTGGATGCGTTGTCACTCACAAGCATAGAGATCATTCAGAAGCAGTCAGTGATCTGGAAGAAATGGGAATCCCAGTCTACAAACCTTATGAAGATAACTCCTATATCGGCGGATATGGCGAATTTAGAATTGTATCAGTTCCGATGAATGATGTGCATGGACGCTTCAAACATACCGATGCAGATGGTACAGAGTGTCCGTGCTATGGATTCATCATCGAGCATCCAGAGATGGAGCGAATGCTCTACATTACCGATACAGAGTTCGTAAGGTGGCGATTTAAGGATATTAACCATATCCTGGTGTCTTGCAATTACCAAAAGAAGTACATTTCAGAGGATGTTACCGGAAAAAGATTACATGTTATCAAGGGACATATGGAGTTAGAAACATGCGCAGGCTTCATAGAAGCTAACACAACAAACGCACTCCAGAACGTCATTATTTGCCATTTAAGCGCAAATAATGCAGTACCAGAGGAAATGGTCACAAGAATAAAAAAAGTCGCAGGAATGGCAAATGTGGACGTTGCAGAAGCAGGTAAGACCTGGCAACTGTTTAATCTCGAAACATGTCCGTTCCTGTGAGAAAGGAAAAAGCAAATGAGCAATAAAGAAGTAGTGAAGATATTAAAGAAGAAACTTGACACTTGCACCAGAGCAACTGAGCAAGCCTTGAAGAAAAAGGACTACAAGGCAGTTGAAAAATCAATGAGAACCGCGTTTGTATTCATGAAGGCACATAGCGCTCTTAAAAAGCAGATTCCACAAAAACTGGTTATTCTAGCAGACAAGAACGCATGTAGCTGCTCTGTATGTGGAAACATCATAAATGATTGCCTTGCTTCCTATTGTTCAAAATGTGGACAGAAGATTGATTGGGAGGATTGTTAAATGTCTATTGCAAAAAGTGATGAAATCAAAAACCTTTTGGTTAGCAATAGTGAATTGATGGTTGCGGTAGCATATCCACATACCTATTGTCGTGTAGTACCCCTACAAACGGCATGTGAAATAGTCAACAACATTCTCGAAAACAGAGACATGCATAAAACAATTGCAGAAGAACCAGTCATCTGTGCATCAAGCGAAAATGTATACGAATGGTATTGCCCGACATGTGGCACACGGTATGAATCAGAAGCAGGAGTTTGCGTACACTGTCCATACTGCGGACAGAAGATAGATTGGAGCGATTATGATTCTGAATGAAATTTTAAAGCTTATGAAATGCTTTCCTGGTAGCAGTATCAACAGCGATGGATACTTGCTCTTAAACAAGCAACGTTCTGGTTTTTCCATAGCTGACACTGAGAGTGAAGAAGATCTTAAATGTAAATTGCTTGAATATGTGTCAAGGGACGCTTGCAAAACAATGATTTATCAGCAACATGTAAGGAACGTAAGATTCTGGAATAGAACTCGAAAGAGTATAAACCAGTATCTGCAGACGAATTTTTCTGATGATGACATGCTTGATATATACCAGTACTTAGGCAATGGTATCAGGCACAAGCTCACCAAAGAGTTTGTAGAAGCTGGATATGATCTAAAACTGATAAAGGAGGTACAAGATGGGTGAGATTGAGATCGGAACTCCTGTCTATCACGTAGAGGAATACCGATTAAGCAACTACGAGTTAAAACAAAAGGGATTCGAAGGGTTCGACAATTACGGACTTGAAGTTGTTGAATCAATCGTTATAGCCGTGACAGACACGCATTTTGATACGATAACTGAAAAGCGTGACATCGGAAGCAATACGAATAACATACATCATTGGGAGAGATTAGCACTTGGAAGGGCAGTATTTCTGAGTAAAGAAGAAGCTGCAGAAGAAGCTGATAACCGTGCGCATGATATCCAGTTAGGATATCACTGCTCAAAATTTAGCCAGCGCCCAATGTATAAGAATTGGCTACACTGGCAAGATACAGCTAAAGCAAAGCCGTTTAAAAAGCAAACAGGGCATAAAACAAACTTTGTCGCGAAAAAAGCTACACTTCCAGAAGAAATTTACATCGCATGGAGAGATGGAAGGTTAAGCGGACCAGAAGGTGCAAAGAAGATAGGTGTTTGCATTACAACCTTTGAAAAGTATGCAAGAGAAGAACTTGCAAAGAGAGGTGATAGGCACACCGTTAAAACTGGTAATAAAGTACCGCCAAAGCCTTTGCCGCCAATGTTTGATGACTGCTTTGAACAATGGAAGCTTGGTTTACTCTCAGATGAAAAGGCGGCTAGACAATGTGGAATGTCACACACAACATTCCGCAAATATGCAAATCTCCGATTAAAAGAGATTGGAGAGCAGAGGAAGGGAATCCAGAGAGGAGTGATTCTTCCGCCAAACTTCACAGACGTATATCTGGAATGGGAACAAGGAGACATTGGATGCAGTGAAGCCGCAAAGAAATGTGGTCTTGAATACTACACATTCAGATACTATGCAGAGAAAAGATACAATGAAAGGATGGACGCAGGAGTGTTCCAGTATTAAAAGAAAGAAGGACCTCAAAGTGAAGAAAAATCAGCAAGTCTTACTGGCTAAAAAGCTTATTTTTTATCAGGCCATGACGGAAAAAGAGAAAAAAGATTTTCTTGAATCTATACAAACAATGTTAAAACCGAAGATTAAGGAAATAAGACCAGAGGAAGAGCTTATGTATACTCTTACAAGGCAGAGGGAACTAGGCAGAAGAAAGAAAAGAATCAAACTTTAAAGAAAAGAGGTGTTCCAGTTCTGATCAATATGCTTTTAGGCGTAAAAAATCAAAGAAGAAAGGAAGACGTGAAAATGAAACAGAAGGAGCTGAGAAAGAAGTACATGCAGATCATTAAAACTGAGGTATATCCGTGTAGCAGAGAAATGCAGGAGTTTTCAAAAAGAAGATGTGGCTACATTGTAGAGCTTACAGACGGTAAGATCATCAGATTATACAAGCCAAGAAAGCATGTTCCGTATGATTTCACTGAGATTATGGACAAAATTACCAGATTAACGTTGTGCCTTGAAGGCTTCTACGGGTGCAAGACATTTGTGCAGTATTTCGCATCATCAGACGATTGCGATCTGGTGCAAGAAGTTACATATTCTGGTGTAGAGCCAGAGTGGATGAAAGAAAAGGCAGCCAGAGGGCAGGAAAGAAATAGTGAAGATATCCAGAGAATGATTGATGGCTATAAGTATCTGCTGATGAAATACAAGGTTGGAGGTAAGAAATGAAAGTAACTAACATTTTACACGAAATTGCAGAAGTAGTGCTGATTGAAGAGAGCAAAAATAATTTCCCACCAACGATTACAGAAGCGTTGAAATTAGGCAATCTTCTTGCCTACACCAACTTAATCAAAATATACACGTTGACTGATGCACTTGTTTTTACTAGCACTAACATTGATTGTAACGGACAGCCTTATATTAGTGGCATAGAGTCTATCACTATCGGAAATTTTAAAATTTATAATAATGGAGAATTGCAAAAAGACCAATTCGAAGCAGCTCTTGAAATGTTTAATGGCTATGAAATTTAATTAAATTACAGCTTTGCACAGATTACCTGATGGGTATGCAGGTTCGATTGCTGCACTGAGTGGATATTTCCATTTTGAAAACCACCTTAAAAAAGATAAAGCCAGATTATGCTGAAAAGCATATCAAATAAATTTAGGAGGTTCAGTATGAACAAAGTAATTTTAATTGGAAGATTAACCAAAGACCCAGAAGTACGTTATACGCAGGGTCAAGAGACAATGGCGGTAGCCAGATATACACTGGCTGTAGACAGAAACCGTAAGCAGGATAA